ACTATTAAAAACCTTGCAGATAGCATAGTTAAGGTAGACCACAGACCCTGGAACAACAAATTTGATGATGCACGTAACCACAACTGGGATAAAGGTGCTAAATATGACGCATCTTTCTGGTTAGACGCTGATGACAGGTTCCCATTTGAAAGAATGCCAGAGTTAATGGCACAATTAAACGAATATGACGTAGTATTTCTACCTTATCACTACGACCACGACGAAGATGGTAACTTAATTGTTAGTCACTGGCGCGAAAGACTCATTAAAAGAGATAAAGGATTCTATTGGAAAGGATGGGTACATGAAAACCTCATTACGGATGAGCATTTTATTAAAGTTAACGTTAGTATCCCTATTGTTCACGTTACTAAAGCAGGTCATAAAGACAATTCTGCAGAACGTAACCACAAAATTCTGGAAGAAGCGTACCTAGCGACCAAAGACCCACGATATGTTCACTACTTAGGCATATCTTTCTTTACATTAAAAAGATTTGAAGAAGCTATTGAGATACTAAAAGAGTATTGCAAGATTGGTGGATGGGATGAAGAGATATATCGTAGTCTTATTAAGATGGCTGAAGCATCACATATGCTAGACAGGTATGATGATTCTATTCAATACGCACTACAAGCAGTAGCTACAATGCCACACTATCCTATGGCGTATGAAGTATTAGCCCACTTTGAGTTCCAAAACAAGAACTATAAAGAAGCACTAGAATATATAAAGATGGGATTACAGAAACCATACCCAGATTCAGCATCAATCTTTGACCCAACAAGCAAAGATAGAAGTATATTGACTGGCGCACTCTGCGAATTCCAACTTGGTAACTACGTAGAAGCTTACGAATTACTACAAAAAGTTAAAAACACTGATGTAACTGATATATCAGAAACTTTTAAACAAGAAGCAGATATAGAAAAACTAAAAGCTGTACTACCATTAGTAATAAATCACTCTAAAGACAAGAAGTCTACTTGGGAAAACCTACGAGAAGATATTAAATATCGTGGCGAGTTTAGAAAAATTAGAGAAGCTGTCACACTACCTAAGAAATGGGATGATGATACAGTTGTATTCTTCTGTGGCAAGGGCTATGAAGAGTGGGGTCCACACACATTAGATAAAGGTATGGGTGGTAGCGAAGAAGCTATCGTATACCTAGCACCAGAACTAGTTAAACTTGGTTATAAAGTAACAGTATTCGGTGAAGTAGAAAAACCATTTACTCAGGATGGTGTTGAATGGAAACACTGGACAATAATGGACAGACGAGATTACTTTAACATTATGGTTATATGGCGAGTACCAGTGTTTGCTAATCATTTTAAAGCTAAGAAAACGTTTATAGATATGCACGACTTAACACCAAGTGAGATGGTTAAACCTATGGATAATGTTACTTATCTATTCAAAACTCAATACCATAAAGACCAATACCCACAGATTACCGACTATCTAATAATTCCTAACGGTATTGTTACCAACCAATTTGATAAGACAATAGAAAAGAAACCCTACAGTGTTATATATCCATCTGCTTACTATCGAGGACTTGAGTGCTTAGTAGATATGTGGGCTGATATTAAGAAAGAAGTACCAGAAGCTACGCTAGACATTTACTACGGCTGGCAATCTTGGACTGCTAATCAAGGTGAAGACGCGTTTTACGTAAGAATGAATGAGAAACTAGAAAAAGCCAAAGAGCTAGGCGTTACGGAACACGGTAGAGTTAGCCACGAAGTGTTAGCAGAAAAATATCTTGAAAGCAAAGTATGGGCATACCCAACAGAGTTCCCAGAAATCTTCTGTATTACTGCAGTCAAGGCTAATCTAGCTGGATGTAAACCAGTAATTACAGATGTAGCTGCACTTAAAGAAACTGGTGGACCATCTGCTTCTATTATTGAAACAGATACCATTTACGGTAACCAATTCAATAATAAACAATTTGTTAAAGCTATGGTAAAAGCTCTTAAAGAAGAACATGACTTAACAGAACAAAAAGATTGGGCTAAGAAATTTGCGTGGGAAAACGTAGCTGAACAATGGAAGGATGCTTTCAATGGATGAATGGCAAAAAGTAGAACACACTGTCGATTGCGACTGGACTAAACGCAAGATTAAAAGAACAATGAAATGGTGGAAAATGATGAATCTTAAAAACTGTCCAACATGTAACGGGAGATTAGTATGAAAAAATACCACGAAACTAACTTTGATATAAATATGTATGATGAATTCTACGAGAGTCACGTATTTGCACCATTACCAAACGATAAGGCATTAAACGCTCACAGGATAATACCTAGAATATCTTGGGCTGTAGCAGTAGCCAAAGAATTACGCCCAAAGTCTGTATTAGATTTAGGATGTTTGGAAGGTTATACAGCACTTACTATTGCAAACCACGTAGACAGCGTAGAACGCATTGTAGGCGTTGATTTAAGCGAAGACGGAATAGAACTTGCTAACAGTAGAAAGCCACTTGTAAAAGCTTCTAGTGAGTTTATACAGCAATCTATTGAAGACTATCTAGAAAAGTGTAGCGAGAAGTTTGATATGGTAGTTTGTTTTGAAGTTATTGAACACGTATTAGACCCAGAACTATTAGTAAAACTTATTGATAAAGTACTAACAGAAGATGGTCAAGTCTTGTTCAGTACACCAGCGTTTGAATCACCAGTGTTTGGTAAAAATGATGTAGCCAACAAATGCCACATTAGACTTTACACAATGGAAGATAAGGACTATGACGAAATGACTGACAAACCAGACCCACAAACTGGACACAACTACATAAGGACTGCGAGTTCAATGCCTAAACTTATAGGTAAAGAACGTATAATAGAAATGGAAGTATTAAGCCAACTAATCAATGTGAGATATTCATAATGGAAGGTAATGCAGAACTAACCGTAGATAAAATAGAAGCAGAAGCACTGCCTGAACAGGCACGTCTAATGTCAGATTTATCTAAAGCACCAATGCCAACACACGCATCTGATTACACACCACTCATACAATACTTTGGTATCAAAGATATGGATAGAGAAACACAAGATAAAATGCAAGTAGTATGGGGTCACTTTGCAGAAGGTGTTGCTAACCCAGGCACAGCATTAAAACGCCTAAAGCAACAAATCTATAATATGCCACAACCAAATATAGGTGATAATAAACTTAATCAGTTATACAATTATATTAGAGTAGTACAGCAATATAAAGATGCTAAAGACCTGAAGGAAGCATTTGAGCTATGATAGTCAAGGTATCTTGGACAAGTCACGATAGAGTATATACAATAGGCATTAGCAGGTTGTTTCAGTTGCTTGACCTTGACGTATCTGATGAGAATATACAACTAGCAATTAAAAAGTTATTAGAACAAGAGGAAATGACACGTGAGCTTTGATAACACCAGTGAAAAATCAGTAGACCTAGACAGACAAGAGAACATTACTAAAGGTGTATTATCTGCTAAAAAAGTAGCACTTTATACTTATGACGCAGCAACAGATACATTGATACCAAGTACAGGTGGAAGTAGTGGAGACGGTGCAATACTAGACGGTGTCAATTCAGCCATTAAAGCTACTGTTGAAAGTGTTGGTACTATGATTACCAATGGTGATTTCGCCTTAGTTACTAATTCTGTAATTCATGGTCTTACAACTGGTGGTGGGGGTGCATATGTAGATGTTAAGGTAAACCCATCTGGTGCTTTGACAGTAGAAAACACTCCTGCAACATCAGGCACAGGAACCGTAACCACTGCTTCAGTAACAACCTCAAACACTACAGTTCTTGCATCTAACAACAGTCGCATGGGTGCAACAATCTACAACGAGGGTACAGTTACGGCTTTAGTGAAGCTAGGAAGCACAGCATCGGCTACATCTTACACAGTAAAAATACTACAAGACGGTTATTACGAAGTACCATTTAGCTACACAGGTATCGTTACAGGAATAACAGCATCAGGTACAGCAACTTGTAGAGTAAGTGAGTTAACCTAATGCCTCTATATAATCCACCAACAACGGATGCAACTAATTTAACTTCAGGCACTTTAGATAACGCCCGTCTACCAGCAGCAGCAACAACGATTACTTCTGTAGGCACGCTTGGTTCTTTAGCAGTTACTAATGACTTAACAGTAGATACCAACATACTTAAAGTTGATTCAACTAATAATCGTGTCGGTATTGGTACGGCGTCACCAGCAGCACGCCTTCATGTTGAGGTAAATAGTGCTGGTGTCTTGCTCGCTGGTACGACCAATCTAGGCTTGATTGGTTCCCTTGCTGAATCACATGGTTTGCGTATTAGTGGTGGTATTCCTGACGAAGTAATTGTTGGCGGAAATATATATCTGTATGGCAACACTCATGCTACTCGTGCGGCTGATGTGGCAATTCAATCAAATGGCAATGAAATACTAACTGTTGACGGTGCTACTTTGCGTGTCGGCATTGGCGTGCTTTCACCAACAACTGCTCTTGATGTTTCGGGAACTGTTACTGCTACTTCCTATACTGGTGCGTTGGCATCGGCAACAACCGCCGTAACTCAAACCGCAGGCAATAGTACGACTGCTGTTGCTACTACAGCGTTTGTGACTACAGCAATCACAAACAAAGTGTCAGCTTGGACTTCGTTTACTCCTTCTATTGCAAACATTACTGTTGGAAATGGAACACGAGAAGGTCAATATCAAGAAGTTGGCAACACCTTATTTTTCAGAGTCAAGTTTACTCTTGGAAGCACATCGGCGATGACAGCATCCACACCTATCTTGACTTTACCGAACTCTCGCAGTATGTCAGGGTCACCGACTCCCTTGCGCATAAATGCCATAGCAACATTTTTTGATTTAGACACCATAAATATATTCAATGGAATAGTTACCTATGCATCTGCCACAACAGTCGGTGTGTATCCGCAAAGGATTGTCAGCACCTATGTTTCATCCAATGCGCTAGTCCCTGTGACCACAATTGTTCCGATGACTTGGGCTACAGGCGATATTTTAGAAATCATCGGGAATGTGCAGTTTGCATAATGATTACCTACTTGAATATATCAGCAGAACCGATACCTGACGAATGGTTGATGAAGCGTATGCGCAATGCACGCAACGATTTGCTCGCACAATCCGATTGGCGTGTTCTACCCGATGTGCCTAATCCTTCAGCGTGGATTGTGTACCGTCAGGCGTTGCGTGACTTCCCTGAGACTTGGATACCATCAGATATTGTAGAGTTCCCGAGTAGCCCACAATGATACTCAAAATAGCAAAACTTGAGAAGAAATTTCAAGAAACAACTTAATACAAGGAGTAATATGAAATCACCAGCTTGGACAAGAAAAGAAGGTAAGAATCCTAAAGGTGGATTAAACGCCAAAGGTAGAGCATCTTATAAAGGCGGAACACTCAAACCACCAGTTAAGAAAGGCGATAACCCAAGACGTGCATCATTCTTAGCTAGAATGGGAAATATGCCAGGACCTGAACGTGATAGTAAAGGAAACCCAACTAGGTTATTATTATCATTACAGGCTTGGGGAGCTTCTTCAAAAGCAGACGCTAAAAAGAAAGCCAAAGTTATTAGTACAAAAAATAAATTAAAGAAGAAATAAGGAAATTATTATGTATAAATCAATGAAATTAGGTGGTGGTGGTAGATTCGCAAAAGTTGTTGCTGGTATTAAAAAGTCTGGCAAGTCAGAGAAAAGTGCCAAAGCTATAGCTGCTGCTGTAGGTCGTAAGAAGTATGGTGCTAAGAAAATGGCATCAATGGCTGCTAAAGGAAGAAAGAGAGCAATAAAATAATGAAAGAAATCTGGGACAAGAAACGACCAAAGTCATTAGGTAAACCTAAGAAACTAACACCAGCTAAAAAAGCTAAAGCAAAAGCTATGGCTAAGAAAGCTGGCAGACCATATCCTAATTTAATTGACAATATGAGAGCAGCAAGGAAAAAGAAATAATGGCTAAATCATCTAAACACTATCTACCAAGTGGCAAGTTATACACTGGAGCAACACACAAAATGGGCGGCAAGATACACTCAGGAGTTGCACACACAGCATCAAGTAAAGTATTGACTCACACTAAACCAAAGGCTAAGAAGAAATAACCATTTACACTTTGTATAGTGTATGATAAGGACAGCATGAAAGAACCAAAATCACCACAAGAAAGAGCGCAAATTTGGAACACAAGATTTACTCGAACTGAATCTAACCAAGAAAACTTGTTTAAAAAAATAAGCAAATATTATGACATTATGTATGCTGTTCAGAACACAGATAATGTAGCACCGTGGAGAGCAAAGATTTACGTGCCAATTATGGCATCTAAAGCTTGGGATTTAATATCAAGACTTTCTAGCGTATTGCCATACTTTAAAACTAGGGTACAAAACGAAATGATGTTTGACGCTGAAAAAGGTAAGATAGTAATACCTGAAGATGTTATCAATAAACAACAAAGAATAGACTCTAAACTTTATTACGACTATTCTTACGGACAAGATGAACCAATGAAACTTAAAGTATTTGACACAATGCTTGATGCAGTTGTGGCAGGTACTGGATTTGCTAAAGCTTACTGGTATTACGGTGATAAGAAAAAGTATAGCCGAGATTACGATATTAACGGTATGGTCAAAGATATGGGTAAAGAAAAAGTAACGACTATGAAACATGGTCAAAATACTTTTGAACCTATTAACTTTTTTAATGTATTTGTAGGTGACAATGCTACCAGTTTTGCAAAAGCCAAATATGTTATTGTTAGACACTTTAAACCAATAGAAGATATTAAAGCTAACCCAAACTATAAGAACGTTGATTTACTATCTGATACACAAGTTAAAGGTAACTTTGATACTTATAACCAAGCTAGGAATCGTGTTGTAAATGCAAACAAAGCTGAAGAGAATGATGAAACTGTACCAACAGCAACAATCTACGAAGTATATGAGAAAACTCCAGATGGGATACTTTGTGGAACCTACGGTGTTGGTACTACTGGTAAAGGTTGGGTAGAACTAGAAAAACCAATGAAGAAATTTTGGCACAATTATTACCCAATCCAGCCATTCTATATTAGACGAAAGACTTTCTCACCGTGGGGTGAATCACTATTTGAAAACAATAGCTCACTACAATATGCTACTAACGACCTATTTAATCACTACCTAGACAACTGGAACCTATCTATTGACTCTATGATTATGTACGAAGACGGAACACTAACATCAGACTTTGTGGTAGAACCAGGTGGTGAGATTACTTACACAGGTGAAAGACCAGAAGCGTTCAAATTTCCAGAACCAAACCCTGCACAGCTATCTATGGTTATGAACGTCATTGACAAGGCTGTAGAACAAGCAACAGTGCCACAATACATATCTGGTATACCTAATAGTGCAACAGATAAAACAGCTGGTACAGCTACAGGTATCATGTCTATCAGTGAAGCAGCGAACGAAAAGATTGGCTATATGAGAGATAACTTTAAACAGTCAATGATAATGATTGGTAAAATATGGCTATCTAACTTACAGCAATTCCAGGACAAAGCAGAAGAGATTAGAACCTACGAAAAAGGTAAAGAAATACCAGGCATAATATTACCATCAGATTACTCTGGTGATATTGATTTAACAATAGATGATGACTCACTTGTGCCTATGAGCAAAGACGAAAAGAGAAACGCTCTACAGTCGCTTACTACACAAGCTATGATGATACAAAAAGCTGCCGTAGAACAGGCTAATATACTTGGTACTAAAGAGTTTATACCAAAAGTAAACTATGCTGAGATACTAGACGAATCTGTTATGTATTACGCCATAC